TTTTTCAAAAGGTACTAAGTCCACCAATAATTTAATCATAAAGATACAATTTTTATTTTGTCAAATGTTTTTTATCATTCCAAGGCTCAAAGTCTTGCCAGAGTCGATATCCGTGGAAAACGTACAAAGACCGAATCAAACCTACCTTTAAACCTAACTCCTTTACTCGCATCGAAAACAGAGAATCAAAGGCCAAACTATTTTCGACAAACCTAATTTTTTTCCAAGTCTTGTATTTGAAAGCCATAAAGAAGCCAGCTATATACTGGCTAATCTCTTCTATGCCTTCGCCTTGGTAAGCCATTGCGATTTCGTAATGCCTACGCACGTTTAAATCGTAACTAAACTCGTTTTTATGCAGTTGATGTTTTGACCTTAGCCGATTCGTATAACATCCAACCAATCCAAATTTATCTCCATCTAAAGCCAAAGCATCGTGAACTCGCTTGCCCCAGTCTCCAGTTAGATACAGAATGTCGCCGTCTTGCATTACAATCCAATCGTCATCTTCAGCGTTTAGGCTACTCAAATACTCGTTATAGGCTTTGCCAATATTTTTATTTAAGTCGAACGGATTCGAGTAAAATATCTTTAAAGATTCAGCCACGTCTTTTCCTCGTAAAAGTTCAAATTCTTGTTTGAAGACGGATAACCAAATAGGCATTCGCTTTGATTTGCAATTATACTTGGAAAGCGTTCTGTTAAATATCTATCCATCTGGTAATCCTTTATCCTAGCTTTTACTTTTTCGGTATTGAACCAGTAGAAAGAGCCAGAGTAATGAAAGTCTTGTGGAACGTATGGAGGGCAAGGCAAAAGCTTACCACAAACCCCAGAAAATAGCTTATTAGAAAGGTCTGGAATCGTTTCCAAGTTGCCTTTATAGCTATGCTCAATCCAAAGGTCTAAGCCTCGCCAAATAGGTCTAGAAACTCCTTTGCAATGAGCGTAAAACGTTATCCCATCTTTGACGCGTTTAATTGAATCGATAAAATGCACCGACTCACCCAAAACGCGATTATTTTCCACAAGCTCAATTTGGCAGTCGCTTGGTAAAAGCGATTTTAAAGGCTCTAGGAAGGCTCTTCCGTCAATTGCGACCTTTACCACCTTTTTGCCGTCAAAGAGGCTCCAGTACTTGTTTAATAGCTTTAAATTGAGCCTGTGGTAATGGGTTATTTTACCGCCGTAGTAAATGAAGTAAATTAGATTCTTTGGAACGTTAACGCCCATAAAGTTGGAGTTTTTGGTTGCTCTATTAAATTAAATCCAAAGCCTTTAAACATATCAATCCATTCATTTTCGCTTTTAATATTTATGTGGCCCCAATCTTCGTCAAACTCTGTTTTGTTTGGAGTTGAGGAAAACAAAATAACGCGTGGTTTTACGGCCTCTAGAGCCTTTGAAATCTCTTGGTCGGTCATATGTTCAGCCACCTCAATCCATAGCATTAAATCGGCTTCTTTTGGCTTTTGGTAAACCTTTAGCAAAGGGTAATTTTCTTTGCAATAATCTCGATGCGATTTAAATATGTCTTGCCCAATAATGTTAAAACCTTCTTGTCTTAAAACCTCGGCATAAACCCCAGTCCCACAACCAAAGTCTAAAACGCTTTCTGGGTTAAACTTCTTGCAGTATTCTGCGACTTCTTTTGCCAAGCCAACAAAGTCGGCGTTATTCATTGTAAGGTTTAGGCTTTCAATCTCAGCCTTTAAAAACTCGTTTTCTGTAATTTTCATATTTTAGATTTCACCACACGTTTTACAATTCTTTTTAAAGTACATAGGGCATTCCGTTCCATCTTGGTTGCTTGGCTCTTTAGTAAAGTAAGCTTGCATTTCTCCCGGCTTGGTTAAATACCGCTCGCAACTCATTTTGAGTTTGCATCTTTGCGGCTTGCATAAAGTAAAATCGGCCATCGTTTTTTTCTTTAAATGTAATAATATTTTTAATGTTTTTGATTTTCAAGTGATTGTATAAAAAAAGGCGGGAAAAATTCCCGCCCTTTTTACCATTTAAAACACCTATGAAAGATTAGGTAGTTTCAAGCAAACTTTTCGCAGCTGCGAAAGTTCCTTTAACCAATACTGGAGTATCGTTAGCAGAGATGAATTGAACCAAACGCTGCTCGATACGAACTGTCTTCAAGTTGTCGATGAAATCGTCTCCGCTGTCTCCGATAGCTACTTGCAAACCGCTTCTCAAACGTACGTTGATAACTGAAAGGTCACCACCAATGAAATCGGCTGCGGTTCCAGTCAAAGCGTTAGTTGGGATAATCTGAACACCCCAAGCGTTAATTCCACCATTTGCGTTGAAAGTAACGCCAGCTGGTAGGATATATTGCTTGTCGTTGTCCTTCTCAGAAAGCATAACATGGTAAGCGCCAGTCTCAACGAATACGCCGTTAGCGGTTCCGTTAGCAGCTTTAACCTGTGCAATGATTCCGTGAATTACGTCCCAGTTAGTTGCGCTTTCAACTTTTCCAGCCATAGTTGCGCCGGTGAAAGTAGTTGACTTAGAAAGCAAACCAGCAAGTTGAGGAGATGTACCGTTACCAGTAAACAATTGGTTTTCAATTACAGTCTCAACGCGCTTAACGCCGTTAGTTTGGATGTAAGAAGCCAAGTAAGCTGCATCCTCAAGCATTTCCATAGAAACCTTCATGTGAACGCCAATCTTCTCAACTTTAGCTCTCTGCTCTTTGTATTGTACGTCGATTTGAGTTTTCTCAACACCTTCGCCAATCATTACTGGAGTACCGTCTTGGTTGTATTCTTCAACCCAAACTGCATACTGAGTTCCGATAGCTCCAACAGATACGTTAGAAAGGTAAACAAGTAGTCTCTGGCGGATTGGGGAAACAACACCGGTAAACTCAGAAATAGTTACTTGAGAAGAGGAAGCAACGTTGGCAATAGTTGAAGCCAAAGTGATTGTTCCAACTGCTTTCTCGCTGATTTCGAATACCAAAGGAGCCTTCAAACGAGCGTTAGGCTCGGACTTCAATCTTTCGATTTCTGCGCGTACTGGCTCGTAAGCCTTCATAAATGCGCTTTTGAAATCTTCAGCGCTTACTTCTTTCTCAACTGCATTTTTCTGCAATGCGATGTCAAGCTTGTCAAGTTGCTTTTGCATTTCTGCCGCATCTTCCTTGCTCATTACTTTGTCAAATGATTTCAACAAAGATTCTGCCTTTTCGAAAGCCTCATTGGCTTTTACTTCGGCGTTGCTAGCTTTTGCCTTTAGAGCTTCGCCAGCTTCTGCGATTACCGCTTTAACGGCATCCAAAGTTAGATTTTCCATGATTCAAATTGTTTTTTAAGTTCGTTTATAGTTAGGGAATCAACTTGAACGGCTTCCTTTTCTACCAAAGTAGTGGCAACTGGCTTCAATATGTCCAAAAGTGATTTAAGTTGATTTTCTAATTTCTCAAGTGTTGCGTCCGTAGCGTCTGAGGTCTTTACAAACTTCTCAAGTTTTGCAAGGTATTCAAATGCTGCGGCTTCGCTTTTAAGGTCAATAAAGGTTGTCTCTGGGTTAGCGCCTAAGAATTGCACCGCGCTACCTTCGTACATCATAACTTCCTTAATTTTATTTGCCTTCGCTTGGTCGTCGTACATTTCCTTAATTGTACGGAATCCAAACGAATGCTGGTTAATCAATTCCGATTCAATCATTTTCTGAAAGTCCTGACCAGCCGCGTGGCTACCAATTTTCGCCTCGTATCTCAAACCTTTCTGGTCTTCGTAAAGATTGGTGATTTTTGCGACTACTTTATTTTTGTCGTGGTCAAGTAAATACTTAATCAATTGCTTTCCAGATGGTCCGCGCTCCATTACCGTCTTGCTAAACGCTCCGGGTTCGATTACGTCTCCATCTAAATCCTTGTTACCGAAAACGGCAAAATAGCCAGAAACAATGCCTTGTTTCATATCGCTATCCGCAAATCCTTGATTAAGTCCCTTTAATAACATAGTTTATTCGTTTAAGCAAATATACAAATAAAAAAAATTAGGAAACAAAAGGGTTAAATCCCAAAGGCATCTGGGAAGTTTCTGCGAGCGTAACTTTCGGAAACGTAAACCACAACACAACTACAATTAACCGTTTGAGCCGCTCCGCCATTTATATCGCCGGGTTTATCCATTAATACTTGGACTCCTTTAGTTGTAAATAGAAAAAACGAACTTGCTGGAATTGGTTTGTCTTGCGCTTGGATGTGTTGTAAACGTGGCTCTTTAGCTCCGCCATGTATCCATATTTTCCAAAGTGTTACGCCTGTTTGGTTTGCCCAATCTTGTGCGCTTTTCTTTTTGCCTTCGTTAAACGCTCTAGTCGATTCCGTTCTAGCTATTGCTCGCGCTCGTTTAATGTCTGGGATTTGTTCTAATAATAATTGCTCAATCTGAAAAGGATTTAATCCTTGCTCAATTCCATCCGCAATTATTTGTTTAATCTTGTTATTGGTGTTGGTATTAACGTCAAAAATTAGCTGGCTCAAGTTTTGTAAAACCCAATCCTTAATCCAAGCAATCCAAGTATTTAAAAAGAAATCGTCTGGAACAAAAGCCTTTTCTCGGTTGTCTTGGCGAATGCGATTAAACTCTTTTCTCGCTGAGTCAACAAAGACGGCGGTATAAAAATCAATGTAAGCCTTTTGCATAGGCAAAGGCGACGGATTAGGAACCGCTTGCAACTTTAACGCCTCAGTAAATATTTTTACCCCAAGGCGTTCGTATCTCTTTAAATCAGCTTGCGCCGACCTTCTAACCTTGGAATAATTAATAAGCCTCATTTTTTACGCTTGAAAATCGCTAAAATCCGTTGTTGCATTGCCTAAAGCTTCCTCGCTTGGAATTACGTTGCTAGGAATCCAATGCACGTCCATTGCTGGGTCTTCGCTTGCGTGCCAGTTCAATAAGCTTCGTACTTCGTTTCCAGTAAAGTACGGCGATTTACCGTACGTTTCGAGAATAACTTGAACGTCTGGTTGTAACTCAGAATAGCTAGAAATGTCGAAATCAATAACGTAATCCATGCCATAAGACCTACCAATCCACTCAGTAAATTTTTCCTCAATCATTTGGAGTTGCGGCATTAAAACGTCGGTAACCAAAGCCTTTTGCGCGTGTTCTAGATTGGCAAAGGTAGCGTTGGAGCTGAACAAAACCGGGTTAACTCCCCAAAGACCACAAAGCGTCTGCAAGTCCATATTCTGGGAATTAATAATATCCATTGCAACAGGAGACAAACCGATTGCATCGTAACGCAAAGGAATTGAAGAGGCAACGATTTTATTAATGTTTTTACTTCCGTTAATTCTTTCGTCAATTCTTTCGTCCATCTTAGCTCTTTGCTCAGGACTTGGCCAAAACTCTGGATTAGGAACGTTAGGCGAAATTATACCTTTTGCGCCGCCATTCTGGAAAGTCTTTTGCTTTGCCTCTGTCGCTTCGTTGTTAGCTTGCAAAGTTTTAATACCAGCCAAAAGCGGAGGCATTCCGCGAAGTTGTGCGCCGTTCAAATCCCAAGTTAAATTGGTAGTTTTTAGATGCAATACTTGGTCGGCTGGAATCTCAATGTTTTGGTCTCCAATAATCAATTTATAGCCGCGTACTGGCTCGAATAGGTTGCCAGCAACTATTTCCACATAGTTGGACGGCATAACGTACATTTCTTGGATTTTGCCCTTATTTAGGCCCTCAGTCGGTTGGAAACCGTAAACGAATATTTCGCCGCTAGTATTGTACCAAGTAAGCATATTATCAAGAAACTCCGCCCAAGTTTGCATCGGATTCGGATTCTTAATAAGCTGGCTAACTGGGTCTGAATAGGTAACGTCTTCTAATTCTTTTTTACGCATTGCAATAGACTGCAATCGGTTTAATTCCTTAGTTGTGTATTTGGCTCCTCTGTATCTTTTGCTTGCCTCGGTTTCTTTATAAACGTAAGTTGGGCATTGCTTACCTTTCTCGGCTATTTTGCGAATGATTGAGTAAACCAGCGCGTTGCCTTTGTAACCTTGGTCGATAAATGTTTGTTGGTTAGCGTCGTACCAAACAACAAGCGTTGAGGCCGTAAATTGGCCATATAGGATTTGATTGAGTAGGTTTGCATTTGGTTCCTGTGGCGTGGAAATGACCGCTGGATTAATGTACGACCTTAGAGCCTTTAATAGCATAGCATATTCGTTTTAACAAATATACATTAAATATTTTTTTCAAAATAAGCCACTCCCCAAAACCACATTATAACCAAGCCAAGACGGCCGTACCACTCCCAACCAAAAACGTTAAAAGATAGGAAAACAAAGGATGCCAATAGATAGCAAATTAGAATCCATAGAATTAGCGTAATACTTTCTTTTGTCATATTGAAAAGGTGAATTTTGTGCCTAACATTAATTCAGTAAAACCCCAGACCAAAGCGTCCACGCGGTCGGGCGATTTGCCTTTGTCCGGGTCAAATGTAACCATTTGTTTTTCTAGTATCGGAAAACTCCCAACGTGGTAAATTTTATTTTGCTCGTAAAGGCTATAAATAGGCTCTGCGCGGACGTACTTTCCTTTGGTCGCCGTTACTAGCTTAATTCTAGCGTTGCCGCTCTGCGACCTTAAAACGCTTTCGACCATATCGCCGCCTTGGTTTTTTTCGGCTACTATACAATCAGCGTCCCAATTTTTAAACGCTTGGCTAGCAACCTTTGCCCATTCGTTAGGCGAATACTTACCGGACAAATCCTCCAGGACGTAGCCTTTGCCTTGGCTATCTTTTCCTAATACCATTATACCGGTTTCGTCCGATTCTAAGTTTGCGGACGCAGCTGGGTCAATAGCAACAACAATGCGCTCCAAATCTGGCTTGGCTGCAACTCTAATTTTATCAATCAAAGGTTTAGACCAAAGTAAACCCTCGGCATCGTCTAGCCATTTGCCCAAAAATAAATGCTCGTACCTATGTAGGTTTTCCGCTTTAACTCTTTGCGCTTGGTCTATAAAGCTTTGCGAAAGGTTGCGCTCGTTGTCTAAATAAGTAGTATGGATGTAGCTACAATTGTCAGTTTTATGCTTTACAAAGCGATTATAAATCCAATGCGACTTGTAACTTGGATTCATTACCAAAATAACACGGTTGGGCTTATTTGCCGCTCTAATTGAAAGGTCTATGCGGTCGAATACGTCTTCGTCGTTTAGTTCCTCGGATTCGTCGAGAATAAAGGTTGTAACGCCAGCGATTGATTTGAGGTTAGCGGTTGCCGTGCCTTGGCTGGTCTTGATTCCGCGAAATAAAATCTTTGAGCCTGTTACCTTGTTTATAATTTCGCTTTGCGTAATCTCAAAATCGCCTTCTTTATTCATTAACTCTATTTTGTCAATGAATTCTGGGATAATCGAAATAAAGGCTGATGTTAAAGTCCAACGAGTAAAAAGGATAACGTGGCCCTCTTCGTAAGTTAGATTTAAAAGGAAAAGCGATAAAGTCCAAGACTTACCGGAGCCTCGGCCGCCAGTAATTAGGAAATAGCGAGTTTCTGGCTTCTCGTAAAAAAGCAGTTTGTATTTATCCAGTAATTGGATTGACTCCATTATTCAGTCGATATCCAAGTAATTGGAGGTGTAACCTTATCGCCTTTAGTCGTATGGTCAAGGTCTTGCTTATCTCTTTGACCTAGCCTTTGTTTACCAAGCCAAATAAGCATTCCTCTGTCCTTATCCTTTAAAGCTGACTCATATTGCTTAGCTAATAGCAACGCATCTCCTTTGCTTCTATTTTGCCGTAAAAAGTCGGTAAAACCCATTGACAAGTCTTCCTTGCATCGGTTGTACAAAGTCTCTGGGTCGCATCCAAAATAAGCTGCTATTTGAACGCCATCGCATCCAGCTTGCAAAAGCCTTCCAGCTTCTATCCAGTCTATATTTGCTCTTGGTCTTGCCATTATTTTAATTCAAAAGATACTGTAATTCTATTTTGTGATGTCTGCATATTACCTACTGTGCTACCTTTGCTTTGAGACGGTGTTCTTCCACTTCTAGCACAAATCCAACTTTTTGAATTTTTTAAAGATTTAATTAATGAAGGAGATGAAGAAACAATATTAAAACGAAATTTATCTTTTTTGTAAATATAACCAATATCGTTTAGAAGTTTTAAACCAATTCCTATTCCTTGATAATCTGGCAAAACAACTAATCTGTGAACTTTTTTTATGTTTTTAGCGTGTGGATGAGGAAAATGTAAAATTGAAATAAATCCAGCTACTTCATTATTTACTAAAGCAATAAAACATTCTGCTGCATTATTATGAGTATGACTTAAATAATGGTGCTTAGCAAACATTTTCCAGATTGCTTTATCTTTTGTGTTGAAAATCTCAAATTTGATATCTGGTCTATTTTTTTTTTGCCCTTCAAGCAATTGAAAGGTCATTGAATCGGTATTAAAAACCCAATCTGGTAAAAGCCAATCTATAATATCAAAATGACAAGAAACTGCAATAAATTGTTTTTTAGTTTTTCTTATTGCTTTTTGCATTGCAAATGAACCTACTTGAGCAACTTGTCTGTCAACTACAGAGGTAAATTCGTCAAATACAAATAATTCTTGTTCTTCTAGAATTGCTCTTGCTAAATCAACTCTCATTTTTTGTCCGTTAGATAAAACGGAATAAGGTTTTAACCAAGATGGAGGGGAAGAAAACCCAACTGAATTAAAAGCTTTAGTTATTTCGTCAACTGAGCAATTTTTTGGCATATCGTCTAAAACTGTTTCAGCTTCATATTGATAATTTGTAATATATGATTCTGGAAATAACTGCTTAGCAATTGTAGTTTTACCAGTTCCAGATTTGCCAACAATTATTCCAATTTGCCAATCTTTTTGTAAATCAATATCTCCTTGAAATCTTTCTATAATGTGTTCAGATTGTAAATCAAATTTTCCAATTACTGAAGCAACTCTAAACGTCTGTTTAGGCTTAACTTCTTTTACAATGTCAAAAGTCGGCATTCTAATCCTAGTTCAATTAATTTATTATAAGTCTTTTCCTGTTCTTCTTCTGAATTACAATTAACTTCAATTTTAAACATTGAAATAATTGAATCAGATAAATCGTTTAATTCTTTTGTTTCTTCAAAATTTGGCACATCCAATCCCCACTCTTCTAACAAATTAGGTTCCCATTCATTTGCAAGCATTTCCCAGTCCCATTCTCCAAATCCTACGTTGTCCTTAATAATAAACTGCTTTTGCTCATCTTCTGTAAGGTCGTCAGCTTTAACAATAAAAACCTCTTTTAATCCAGCTTCTTTGCAAGCCTTTAGGCGCATATTACCACCCAAAACAATCATATCGCTATTAACTACAATTGGCCGAATCTCTAGCATTTTAGGAAACTCTTGTATTGACTTTACAAGCTTTGCAAATTTGTCATCCTTTAAAATCCTTGGGTTATTAGGATTGTTTTTAACATCGTTTAGCTTTACTTTCTGTATATTCATTTTTTTTTGATTTCAATTTAAAAAAAACCTTGCCCGATTGAGCAAGGCTTTTCGCAGTTAACATAAACCCAATAAAACTATTTTAATTCAATTACTTTTCCAGTTGGATTACCTGTAAAATCGCAGAGTTTACCGTTCCATTCAAATTTAACTTCTTTCTCTCTCCCTTGGTAAGCCGCTGCAATCAATCTTATTTGGCGCTGGACTATTTCCATATTCTGAAAATATCCTTTTCCTTTATTACTCCAAGGCGACCATTGGCCGTCCCTTAATCTGTATCTAATCTCCAGCGAATAATCTGGCTTACTCTTTGGCAGTTGTTTAGCCATTCTTTTCACGAATTAAAACCTCTAATCCAATCGCATCGCAAATTTTACGCAAGTTAAACAAGCTAATCGACTCAAAGCCATTTTCGACTTGATTAATCGGTTGGTGACTCAAACCAATTTGGTTTGCCAAATCTACTTGGTTAATCCCAAGCCTCTTTCGTGTTCGTCTAATTAGTCGGCCTTCCTCTAAGCTCATTTTCGTTTCGTTTCCACAAATATAACTTTTAAATAATTATCCAATCAAAAACAGACAATTTGTTTAAAATGGCAAAAGCGGATAGATTCCCATTTGTATAAATTCCTCGCCTTTCTTTACGATGCATTTGCGAACGTTAAGCTCAAAAACGTTTTTATCGTTAAAGCCGTATTTTTTTTGCGCTATGTCCAAAAGCAATTTTACTGGGTTATCGAGGTCGCTTGCCTTGTTGCTAAAGCCAAAAAAAAACTCAATCCTTAGCATTTGGTCAACGTCAATTTTACCCTTTGGCATCGTTAGCAAAATCGTTTCCTCGTACGACTTATAAGCTGGCGTTTTAAAGCGTTTGCCTTGCCAAGCCTCGTTAATGCTTAAAGGCTTTTCGTTTAGCTTAAATTGAATCATTTACAAGCTCTATAAACGAAGTCCATTGCAATTGTGTACAAAGCAACCAAAACCATAAAAAGAAAGCCAAAAGGCATCTTAAAATGAGTTAAGGCGAAAATACCTAGCACCGTATTAACGATGCTAAATAAATTTTCTTGGCTTGGTTTAAAAAGGTAAAGTATCTTTTTCATAACCACTAAAGTTTGTCTTTTTATCCATTGCTGGCTTAAATTCTTTTTTCTCCTTAACCGCGTTCGGTTTCCATTCGTCTATTTGTAAATAATGGGTTGGCTTGCCTTCGACCTTTTGCGGCTTTTCCTTTACGTTTAGACTTACAAATTCCGTGTCGTTGTCGTTTAGGTATTGCAAAAGCGTGTTTAAATCTTTTCTTGAAAACGTAACCTTTGGCAACGTTCCAAATTGAGTAGTTAACATTCTGGCGGTTCCAGCGTAAATCTTTTCCATTGTTTTTTATTTGTTTAAATTGTTTAAATATTCTCCCCATTGTGTAGCCATTGCATTGGCTATTCCAGGAAATGTTTTAGACCTAAGTTTACCAACTTGACTTTTATCATTATTTCTAAAAGCATCATAAAACCACATAGGCTGTCTTTTCTTTTTTCCTGTTTTTTTATCAATCCACTCAAAAAATTCGCCTTTATGAGTATGGGTAATTTCTTGGTCAAATAATGTGATTTCTTTATTGTGATAAAGCAAAGGTAAATTCTTTAGCCAAAGACAAGTTGCTTTTGAAAATGGGTCTCCAAAATAATATGGGTGAATAATTTGAGTTGGCTTTTTATATTCTTTGCTCATTATTCCAATTGGATTTTCAATTGCAATATGCTTAATAGGAGCATTTACCATTTCCATAAAAAACTTAATGCCTTCTTGTTGCCGTCCGTCTTTTCTTTTTTGCTCAAACCAAGCCGCTCCGCTTACTGCTAAATGCGTACAAGGTGGAAATGCAATCATTACGTCCCAGCCTTGGTTTATAACCTCTAAAACATCTCCTTTAATATGCCATTCTGAAAAACCTCCAGAATGGTCTTGTATGTCGCAAGAAAAAGCCTCAAAACCAAGCTTTCTAAATTCAATCGTTACTGCTTGGCTTTCCTCACAAGCTAATAAGATTTTCATATCAATTTATCTAAGTTTCTATTTTCTCTAATTGACTCCAAAATAAACAATTTCCAAATCTTATTCTTTGATTTGGCTCCAACTGTTGACTCTTCTACCCAATGTTTAGTTAAACGCAATTCTTTTCTTACGTCTTGCTCAATTTCCTCAACGTTAAAAGTCCAAGGCTTTAAAATCCCTTTTTCTTGAAACTTGTTGAACCAGTTAACTCCCCATTCTGCTAGGTCGAGGCAATAGCCGGTATCTTTTGCGTGCTGGTAATTCTCGCGGAATATGTTTTTACCTACTTCAATCCAGTAAGCTATTTCCTCAGCGCTTGGCTCTTTGCCTTTGTTGTTTTGGTTTTGGATTTCCATTACGATTTGGCTTTGGTGATGCTGGTAATACTGGGTAATCCATCCATTTACCGTCTTCTCGTTGACGTGGTAAAAGTCGCCGTATTGTCCACGCATTCCAGCTTGAAGAATATAATCAACTCTTTGCTCAGTCATCCAACCAAACTTTTTAAACAATTCGTTTAGACATTCAATCAATTGCAAGGCTTCCTCTTCTTTGTATTCTTTGAATTGTTTTAAGCCGCAAACAAACTCCATTTTTTTTAGGTGTTTTACGATTATTGGTTTCATTGTTCGTTTTGTTTTAGTTGCTCTTTTTCTCTTTGCATATCTTGGTAAATCTTTTCAAAAATATTATGTTTAGCGCTTTCCTTTTTTGGAATTGGATTACCTCTTTTTACCCAATTAAAAAAATGCTGCTTTGCAAGCTTTTCGTTTTCTTTGTATTCAGCTTTAAAAATACATTCTTTTCGAAACGTATTTAAATGGTCTTGAACTTCTTTTACTTCAGCTTTCCAGTTTATTGCTAATCCTTCCAACCAAATCTTATTATTCCATAATTCACGAAAAATCGCATTATGTGAATCCTCATTTACTTTAATTTCTTTTTCTTTATTTTCTTTTATTTCTTTTCCTTTACTTTCCTTTACTTGCATTGCATCCGCATTGCGTTCGCTATGCGTTCGCATTGCATTCGCATCGTTATCCTTATTCCAGCGTTTTTTGGCGGATTCTCGTGCCTTTTCTGAGCGCTCACCTTTTAACTCCATACGTTTTAAAAGGCTTTCACTCCAAAAATAATCGCCATCAATTACGAATAAATCGAAATCGTTTATAATCTTTTTTATGCTATCTTCTTGCGTTTGCAATGCGAATGCAATGCTTTTGCAATGCGTTCGCATACGGTAATCGCTCTCGTTTCTGAGTAACTCAATCAACGCCCAAAAAAGACCGTAACCCTCCCAGCCTAATTCCATTCTGAGCCTTAGAATTTTAGGGTCATCTTTCGCGTTCGCATCGTGCGAAAAGTAATAAGCTTCCTTTTTCATAAAATAAAAAAGCCCAACTGGTGGTAGTCAGTCGGGCGGTTAGGTATCAACCTATGGAATTATTCTCGCTACCACACAGGAATAATTCGATATACAAATATAACTCTTTTTCAGTTATCCAATTAGTGAACGCTTCTTTAGTTGAATTAAAATGCAATTATAGGAACGTCCCATTTTAAACGCTATTGCCTTAGTTGGCAATCTGTCACGCCAGAGGTTTAGCATTATTTCCGCTTCTTGTTCGCTGAATTTCCGCATTATCATTTAAAATTTGTTCAACGGCTGCCAAGCAATCAGTATATACCCCACCCCCCCGGTCAATTGCTTGGTGAATGCGTTCAAATAATTTGACAAAATCGTGAAACTGCTTAATTGTTGCCTCGCCTTCGTCATATCCCTCAAGAAATCGAAAAGCTTTGGTTGCGTTGCGCTTTAAAGAGTTTATAATATTCTTATGCTTAACCGTAAGGTCGTGGTCGTAATCCTTTAAGAATGTACAATCTTCGTAATTGTCCAACATTATTTCTTGGAGCGCCAAGTAAATTAGATATTTCTGGGTTGCCCTAAATTGCAACTCCTTTACAATTTCTTCTTTTGTCATATTAAACTAAGTCTTTGATTTTAACCAAAACGCCTACGCTGGTGTTATTGTCACCGCCTCGAACGTTTTGGATTGCTTTTTTATCTAAAATTAATTGCCTTACAATTGTTTTCAATTCCTCGGTCTTAATAACAATTGCCTTTGTTTCCGTTACCTTATAAACCCAGTAATCAGCTTGCGTTGTTGCAATCCCAGAGGGCTTACCTCGGCTTTCGTACTCAATGTAAATGTTACCAGTTTTCGCGCTTAATCGGTCTGTTTTAACCTCAAATTTACGATTGGAAACTATTTCATCAAACCAAGTTTCGCCCTCTAAAACGCCAAATTCTAGGTCGTATTTAAAATCGCTATTATACTTCAACGGCTAAGGTAATAACGTGCAACTCGTTTGTCGTTAATTGTTACCATATCGGTAACTACTGGCAAACCTTCGTCTCTGAGGTTAGCAATGCGAGCGGATAGCCTAAAGCATCCAAACATATTTAAAGCCTCCATTGGCGTAATTGAGTAGCCGTTTAATAGCCAGCCTTTTATCAATGCATTTTGTGATTCTGGTTTCATAAGATTATACCAAGGTTTTCGATTAAATATTTAGTTTCAAAATAAGCGGTTAAAAATTCCTCCTCTGTAACTTCATTCCAGTTGTGATTTTCAAACCAGTAAAGGACGCGGTTAGGTTTAATTTTGATATCTGGGTAAAGCTCCAACATTAATTCTCCTTTACTAACGTGGAGGTGAATATTGTCATTTAAAAGCTTAACATAATTTAGTTCGCCAACTCTAAAGAATTGCGGCAACTCAATTTCTGAGTTTATTACCTGTTTAGTCGTAATCTTAAAATTTTCCATAGGTGTTATTTGGTTAAAGTAATTTAAGTCCAAGTAAATAGCCAAGCGCAAAGATTGGCGTAAAAGCTAGGATTGTGTAAAGGATTTTTCCGGTAATCTTAATGGCTTTTTTCATTGGTGTTTTGTTAAGTTTTCGAAATATCTAAAGAATAAATTATAAAACAAAAGTTAAACTAAAATTTTAATTAGATTTTTTTTCGTTGCCTCTCTAATTAGGATGTCGACTCGGTTATAAGGTAAACGCGTTTCCTCTGCGATTTCTTTTTTGTTATAACCCCAGCTCGCTAGTTGAATAACTCGGTTAACCAATTGCTTTGGCATATTCTCGACAAGATTTGTACTTATTGCCATTCGTGGAGCTTTCTCGTGCATTCTAAGCTTAGTGTAAAGAATGTAAGCCACTTGGTTAGGACTTAATCCAATTGCCTTGGATATGGCGTTTTTAGTGTATCCATTTAGATACAAGTCTTGAATTATTTGGTTAAGTTTTTGGTATTTGTCAGCTGCCATAAACGCTCGAAAGTTTCGTTAAAAGGTAATTTTTCAGTTTGGTAAGTTGACCGAACGCCTTTTGGCGCTAGGTCTTTAGGTCTTTGGATTTCTTTTCCTAAGTATCTCATTTGATTTGGAGGTTTGATTCTATATAATTACGGCACTCAATAACTCGATTTTTTACACGCTCAATAAATTCTGGGTCGTATGCAATTTCAAATTCTTTGATTCGTAAATAATCTGGGTAAATACTGTAATCAATTGGCTCATCCCATTGCAATTCCTCTGGAGTATTTTGCAGCGTATAAACGAGCTTTGCCGTTTTTAAACCAGTTAGATTCATATAACCTTGCAATTGAGCTTCGTAATTTTTATCAACTTTGGTTTCAAAAAGAGGAAAAGTAAAGCAATCCCAAGACGATTTAAAATCGTAAACCGTAAATTGAGTAATTAGGTCTGGAGTTCCAGTAATAAATTCATTTTCAAAATAGTCTTGATTTTTAAGTACAAAACCTAAATTTTTGACCTCGGAATAATATTCAATAGCTTCAATTTCAACCTCGTGACCTTTAGTTAAATACTTGGAATTAACTTGCTTTTTGATGTTGTACAATTGCTCCTTTACCCATTGTTCTAGGTAGCTTATACACGTCTGCGAAAGCGTTTCGCTTTTTGACCTTGGCTCGGTCATAATTTGACAAATTGCCGAGCATCTGATTTTAAATTGATTTAGTTGCATAATAATTTCTCGTTTTCAGATGAAATGGTAAACTGCTTTTTAATCTGTTCAATCGTTACTTTATTAGCTTTTAATGCCTCTTTGGCTCCATTCCACTTTGGATGATTTGGCGTAAGGTCTAGCGAATTTTTTACAATTCTTAAAGCGTCGTGTATTTCTCCAAATGCTCTAACTTTTTCGGTTGAAATCTCTATTTTCTTACCAATCCAATCCTCAATATAATTGGAGTTCATTGTCTTAGCAGTAACTTTTAAATTGGTTGCGTTCATAATCATTGGCTTGTATTCGTCAAAAAACAAAACAATGCATTCGCTTTGCCCTCCTTTACCATCGTGTACCATTTGCTTTTTAATTTCTTTAATGGTTGCAACAATGTTTTTGGTTTGACCATTGGAATCGATTAAATCCCAGCTACCTAAATAATCGGTGTTTTTTAATTTTTTAAAATGTGATTTGATAGGTGTTTAGTTT